ACAGGAAAAGCATATTGGCAAATCCTTGAAATGGATAACACAACAGGTCGTCCAATATCAGCACAATGGATTTCTTCTGACAGAGTATTTCAAAAATTAGATTACACATCAAAATTTGTTATTGGTTATCAAATTGATGGTATTGAAACACCTAACTTTGGTGTTGGTGCTTTAATTCCATTTACCGGACTTGATGAAGGCATTTTAAATCGTGCCGGATTAACACTTCGTTCAGCTTTAGAATTAGAAAAGGCTTCATACAGATTTGCACAAGAGCCAACACCATCTGTTGTATTAAAATCTTCATTACCATTACCTAAAGAACGCGTCACAGCTCTTTTAAATACCTGGAAAACTTCTAGACAAAATCGCTCAACTGCTTTCTTAAATGATAGCGTTGAAATGCAAAGTGTCGGGTTCAACTCAGCAGAATTACAACTAGTGGAAGCCAGACAGCACTTAGTTTCAGAAGTTGCAAGACTAACAGGAATTCCAGAATGGTATTTAGGTGTCAATTCTTCCGGAATGACTTACTCCAACGTAACATCCGAACGCAGAGCTTTAATTGATTTCTCATTAAAACCATTATTAACAGTTATTGAAGAACGTTTATCAATGCCTGACATTTTACCAAGAGGACAAAAGGCAAGATTTGATTTAGATGACTTTTTAAGAGGCAACCCTCTTGAAAGAGCAGAAATTTATTCCAAGTTAGTACCACTTGGAGTGATGACAGTAGACGAAGTACGTAGAGACGAGGATTTGGTCAAACCAATATGAAATTAACATTTCAATCAGAAGTTTTAACAGCTTCTATAAGCAAAAGAGAAATTACCGGATTAATTGTTCCATTTGGAAAAGTTGGTCAAACATCAATGGGTCAAGTTGTATTTGAACAAGGCTCATTGAATGTTTCAGGTGATATAAAGTTTTTATCAGAACACGACAACACAAAACCATTAGGCAGAATGATTGCACACAACGTCACACCAATTGGAATTGTTGCAACATTTAAACTAGCTAACACAACAACAGCAATGGATCATCTAATTGAAGCCTCCGAAGGTTTAAGAAGTGGTTTATCAGTAGGTGCAAACATTGACACTTATGAAAACAAAGATGGTGTTGTACACGTAACTAAAGCAAGCCTGGTTGAAGTATCACATGTTTCAAATCCAGCATTTGCTGAAGCACAAATCACAGATGTCGCTGCAACACAAGAAGTTGCAAGCGAAGAAGAAGTCGCTGCAAGCGCAGATGACCAAACAACAACCGAAAGTGAGGTCACTTCAATGGCAAACCCAGAAGAAGTAACTCCAGAGGTTCAAGACGCTGCGCCACAAGTTGATGCAGCAGTTGAAGCCTCAAAAGTAGTACACCCTGCAATATTTACTAAACCACGTTCACCAATTACCTCAGCTGCTTCCTACTTGGAACACAAGATTAAAGCATCTATGGGAAATCAAGAATCAAACTTATTTGTTATGGCTGCTGATGACACATCATCAACCAACACAGGCTTGACTCTTGCACCACACATGAACGAATTTGTTTCAACTTCAATCGCTGGCCGTCCAACAATAGATGCATTATCATCTGGTGTTTTGCCTCCAACCGGTTTAAGTTTTACAATTCCAAAATTGACAGCAGTTCCAACTGTTGCAGACACAGATGAAACAGCAGCACCATCTGAAACAGGTATGACTTCTGATTACATAACAGTAAACGTAAACAAGTTTGCTGGACGTAATGAAGTTTCACTTGAGCTCATTGAAAGAAGCGGGCCGTTATTCCTATCTGAGCTTGTTTCCCAAATGGCAAATGCCTATGCTCTTGCAACTGATAAAGCAGCAGTTGCTGTTTTAACAGCATCAGGAACACAAGCAACAGGCGTTGCAGCAACAGCAGCAGGATTACAATCCTTCGTTGCAGTTGAATCAGCAGCTTGCTACAAGAACTCAGGTTCTTTTGCACGTAACTTAATTGCTTCCCCAGATCAATGGGCTGCAATCATGGGTTACACAGATGACAACAAACGTCCTCTTTACATTGCTGCACAACCACAAAATGCATCAGGCAATGTTTCAGGACAAGCAATTCGTGGAAATGTGTTAGGTCTTGACCTTTATGTTGATCATGGAATTGTTACATCAGGCATCATTGATGAATCAGCATTTATCGTTGCCCCAGAAGCAGTAACTGTTTACGAATCACCAACTCGTCAAGTACAAGTAACACGTACAACTGACGGAATGGTTGAAATCATGCTTTACGGCTACCTAGCAATAGCAGCCAAAAAAGCAGCTGGTATTCGCAGATTTAACTTAACCTAAATCAAGCGAGTTTAACCGACTCTCCCGGTTTAGACCCCTGTACCGGGAGGGTCACCCAAAGAAAAGGAAAATGAAATGGCATCAGTAATTACAGTTGCAGAATTAAGAGCAGCTCTAGGTGGCGTATCATCAAGCCTTTATTCAGACACAGTTTTAACAGATATTATTGATGCAAGTGAAGCCGTTGTTGGTTCAATGCTTGTTCAATGGAATGCTCCAATTGATAAACACAAATCATCATCAGCAACAAAAACTTGGTTTCATACAACTATTCCACACAAATTTTATGCAGGTCAAACAATAATTATTTCAGGTGTATCAGCACACAATGGGTCAAAAACTGTATTAACTGTAGAAGATGATTACACATTTACAATTACTACTGTCGGGGCAACAATTCACGATTGGCGTTATGATATTCCATCTGGTTTAGCAGCAGCTAACGATTTAACCCAATATGATTCAGTTTCAGAAGTTGAAGAAGCCGTATTAGCTGTAGCAATTGATATCTTTCAATCAAGAGTTGCCCCAGGTGGCGTACAACAAGGATTAGAATTTGCCCCTGCACCTTACAAAATGGGTGTTGCTTTAATTCGCAAAGTAAGAGGCCTATTAGGTAAACACATTGATGTTGAAAGTGTTATCGGCTAATGGCAACAATACAATCATTACGTGATGGCCTTGAATCAGCCATTACTTCAAACACAATTTACTCAGTTTATGATCATGTACCTGAAACAGTATTACCTCCAGCAGTTTGTTTAATCTCAGGTGACCCATGGTTCGAAATAGCAACCATTGGAAGCACCCCAACATTTTATGCAAGATACACCCTGGAAGTCATTGCACAAGCAATAAGTAATCCAGGTAGTTTAGCAAATTTAGAGACAATGATTCAAACAATTTTGCCTCTAATACCAAACACTTGGCAGATACTTTCAGTAAGTAGCCCAAGAATCAAAACGACTAACACAACTGATGTTCTTGCAGCAGAAGTGCAAGTTAGAACAATCTGGAATCCTTAAGGAGGAATCATGGCAACAACAGTATTAACTGGAAGAGGCGTGGCCTTAACCTATGCAACTGTAAACTATGACGACCAAATCGTCAGCGCAACAGTAACCCTAGATGATGCAACAGCAACGTTACAAACACTCAATGGGCTAGTTGATTACACAGTTGACAACGAAATCGGAACTCTCGATTTAGAAATTGTACAAGACTGGGGTGCAGCAACTTCACTATGTGACACCATGTGGGGCGATGCTGACACAACACCAACAACAACAAAAGCAGTAACAGTTGCTCTTGGTGGAAAAACAATCACTTTGTCTGTATTACCAAAACGCCCTAACTTTGGTGGTTCAGCACCGGACGCATTGACAACAACAGTTTCATTGCCAATCCGTTCAGTAAGCAAGTCCTAATCGGGAAACAGGGGTCACCTAATGTTTAAAGTTAAAATGGAATGGGAATTAACTAATGGCCAAAAGTACGAGTCATGGACAATCCCATGGGAAATTGCACAAGCTGAAAAAGATACTGGACAGACTTTGTTCAGCGTTATCAAAAACGAACAACCACCAACACTTGACCAACAATTCAGGCTTTGCTATCAAATGCAAAAACGCCTTGATGATAAACCAGTTGGCACATTTGAAAATTGGCGACAAAACGTTGTTCACATCTTTGCAAGAGATTTTGAGGCAACAAATTTTACCCAACCGGAAGCATCCAAAGATATTTGATAGAACTGGCCGTTGTAACGCGCCAGCCATTGTCAGAGTTCGAGACGCTTTCGGCAGAGCAAATATCAACAATTGCAGAAGTTGTGAGGGTCATGAATAATGGCTGAGCCAAAGAACACATTTGGTTTTGATGTGATTGACAAAGATATTTATGCTGTGCTCAAAACTTTTAAAGCCATGGACAAAATTGCTAGTGAAGATTTGAGAAAAGTTGCTCAAGAAATTGCTCAAGAAGCAGCAGATGCAATTAAGAACGCAGCAAGTTTTAATGGTCGTCAAGCTTCAGCTCTTGCTTCAACAGTTAAAGTTGCCAGAGACAGAGTTCCAAAAATTACTATTGGTGGAGATCAATCAATCACATCATCAGGTGCTAAAGCCGGAGACATTTTGATGGGTGCAGAATTTGGATCATACAAATATAGACAATTTCCAACACGTTCACCTATGTCACCAACAGGTAAAGGCAACGTAGGTTATTTCATATTCCCAACACTTAAAATGATGCAACCTGCAATCAAAGCTAAATGGGTTGCAGGAATTGATAAGATAAGACAAGAATGGAAGGAGAGAATTTAAATGGCTGACATTAGAACACTCAAACTTGCTTTATTAGCTGACACAGCTCAGTTCTCTTCTGGCATGAAAAAAGCAGGAGATGACACAGATGATTTTAATACAAAGGTTGGGAACTTTGCTAAAGCAGCAGGAGCAGCATTCCTAGCCCTTGGAGCAGCAGCAGCTACAGCAGCAGTCAAAATTGGTGTTGATTCAGTTAAAGCAGCCATTGAAGATGAAAAGGCTCAAAGAAATCTTGCTAAGACTTTAGAGAATGTTATTGGTGCAACTAAAGCACAAACAGATGAAGTTGAAAAATACATTACTAAACAATCATTGTCCCTTGGAATATCAGACGACAAACTTAGACCAGCCTATGCAAGGTTGATTCGTTCGATTAAGGATACTGGGGAAACTCAAAAGGCTCTTAATCTTGCAATGGATATTAGTGCTGCTACAGGAAAAGATTTAGATTCAGTAGCTTCTGCATTAGGTAAAGCCTACGATGGCAACTCTGCTGCCCTTGGCAAACTTGGTTTAGGTATTGATTCAACCATTCTTAAAAGCAAAGATATGGACAAGATTACTAAAGAACTTGGTAAAACATTTAGTGGATTCGCTGAACAAGAAGCCAACACACTTGAAGGACGATTTGCAAGAATATCAATTGCTATTAACGAAGCCAAAGAAACTTTAGGTTATGCGCTTCTCCCATTTGTGGAAAGATTTGCAACTTTTGTAACAGAAAAAGTATTACCAACATTGGATTCATTTGTTCAAGGATTAACAGGTGCTAAGGGCATCAAAAAAGCCGTCTATGATGCTGGCACAGGTGTTGTTTCATTCACAGATGATCTAGATGCAAATCAATCAGCAGGCTATGGTTTAGGTGCTGCATTCAACAATTTAGGCAAATCAATTGCAGAATTAAACACAGCTTTATTTGCTTCATCAGGTGAAGGCTCAGGACTAGTTCAAATGATTAACGGCCTAACAAAACTTACCAATTTGATATCAGACCTACTAGCACCATTTACATACCTAATTGATTTAGGAAACAGATTTGCTGCAAGCCAATCACAAGTAAGAATCGATTTACCAGGTAACGCATCAGGACTAAGTTTTCCATCTAAACCATCCGGTTCAACAGGCACAACAGTCAATGTTAATGTGTCAGGTGCAGTTGATAAAGTATCCACAGCTAGAACAGTTGTCAGCGCAGTCAATTCTGCAGCTAAACAAGGCACAGTCAATAAACTATCTCAATCAGCTTTGGGCATTGGCATTCGTTAATCATGCCATGGACTCCTGATGCTGTTGTCAAAATCAATGGAACAGCAGTAACCAACTATACCCTTGAGGGTGTCAGCATTTCAATGGGACGTGAAACCATTGATCAACAATCACAAGCAGGATACGCCAGGATATCTTTTAAAGATTATCCTCAAACATCCGTTGCTATTAATGACACAATTGTTGTACAAATCAAAAACTATTCTGCAACTCTTGTAACAATCTACACCGGCTATGTGACAGACATTCAAGCATCAGTTCTTGATGCAGGTGGCACAAGTATTGTTTATGTAACGGATATCATTTGCACAGGTGCTTTATCAAAATTGGCAAACAAAGAAGTTAACACAGCAGGGTATTCAGAGGAAAAAGATGGCACAAGAATGCTCAATGTTGTCACAGAAGCATTTGGCACAAAATGGTCACAATTACCTGCAACACAAATTTGGACAGATTACACAACTGAAACATGGAACGATTTACTTGGAGTATCAACCACATATATTGACACTCCTGGAACTTACACACTTTTTGCAGCTACAGCAGATGCTCAAAATGGATACGATTACGCAGCCGTAGTAGCCGATTCAGGTTTGGGTCAACTTTATGAACGCACCGATGGCAACTTGGGTTATTCAGATTTGGATGCCAGAGCAACCTATGTTAAAACCAATGGGTTTACAGACATTTCAAAGAATTATATTTTGGCTGATGGTATTGCTGTTCTTACTTCTAGAAATAATCTGATCAATGATGCAATTGTTACCTACGGAAATCCAACAGCTACAAGTGAAACCATTGACGCAACTTCAATTGACTTGTACGGCAAAATTGCTGCAAATACAACAACATATTTAAAGAACTCATCTGATGCTGATACTTATGGTGCAAGACAAGTTTTGTTGAATGCTTATCCTAACCCGGTTGTTTCAGGTATTGGTATACAGATTGATGCACCAACAATGACAAGTGGACTTCTTAACAGCTTAGTTAACGTGTTCTTTGGAATGCCAATCTCAATTCCTGACATTCCTAGCTTGTTATACCCAACAGATTTCTTTGGATATATAGAAGGATGGAATTGGACAATTAATAGGTTCACAGCCAGACTTGATTTAAACGTCTCAGACTTTGCCTACAGTGCGATTCCTGTGGCGTGGCAAGATGTTTACTCAGGTGAATTATGGAGTACACTAGACCCAGACCTGCAATGGCAAAACGCTTTATTAGGAGTTAATTAACACATGGCCACAACAACATATTTTGGGTGGACAACGCCTGACGACAGTTCACTTGTAAAAGACGGCGCAAGTGCAATTAGAACTTTAGGTTCTGCTGTAGATACCAGCATGAAATCTGCTTTAAATTATGCTGACTTTTTACACATTCGTGATGAAAAGGCTGCAACTACTCAAGGTGGTACATTCACAAATGGTGCTTGGAGAACAAGAGATTTAAATACAGTTAAAACAAATACTATTACAGGTGCTTCATTAGCAAGTAATCAAATTACTTTGCCTGCTGGAACATATTTTATTCAAGGTTATCCAACAGGGTTTCGTATAGAGGGAAACATTTCAAGAATTTACAATATAACTGATTCTTCTCAAGTTTCTTTAGGTACAAATATGCATTGTTCTGGAACAGGTTCACAAACTGCTTCAACTGTTAGTTGTATTGTAACCATTACAGGAACAAAAGTATTTGAATTACAACATTATGCTCAAACAACTGTTGCAAGTGTTGGTTTTGGTATTCGCAACGAAACAGGCGTTGGAGAAGTTTATTCAGAAATTTTGATTTGGAAGGTTGGATAAAATGGACGTAGCATTAGGAATTGAAGCATTATTACCAGCAGCAGAATATCGTGGATCAACAACAGATAACACAAAAGAATGCTTTGATGAACTTGTGTGGTTAGATGACAGAAAAAAACCAACTTGGAAACAAGTACAAGACGCTTACGATAAATTACCAGCAGAAGTAAAGAATCCAATTTTATGACAAATTACAAAGCAATTGCAGCTTCATGGGGACGTTCATTTTTAGCAGCATCAATAGCTTGTTATCTTGCAGGAGTTACTGACCCTAAAGCATTATTTGCTGCTGGATTAGCTGCTGTTTTACCAGTTGTACTTCGATACTTAAACCCATCTGATTACTCTTTTGGCAAAATAAACGTCAAAGAAAATGACGAACACTAAAACCTGGACTGGTCACGATGCTGCCACCTGGATGGCTGTAGCTCATCAATCTGGTCGTAGAGGTGTTAAAGGCATGTGCCTTAAAACATGTCGTGAAGCCTGGAAAATCCCTGCAAAGTATCCATCAGCAATTGTTGCGTGGAATAACACGCCTGCAAAACATAAACATTTAGACCCAATGAAAGCACCCATCGGAGCAACACATTTTTGGAAAGGTGGCAAGTTTGGCCATGTGGCTATTCAATCTGATAAACCTGGGTATGTGTGGACTACTGATTTACCTGTCAAAGACACAATAGGAAAAATCTATTACACAGGCGTGACGGATGCCTGGAGTTCAAAGTATCTTGGATGGACAACACAATTGAATGGGGTTGATTTGAATGTCTGATGAAAAAGTTGAAATACCTGATGTGTTCGGTGATGCACTTATTAACGTAATGAATTATGTTCACAAGGAACAAGAACTTGTAACAGGTTTTGTTGTACTACTGGAAACTTACGATGGCAAGAAAAAAAAGATGAGAACAGTTGTTTCACCTGGAATGCCTGAATATCAAATCTTTGGAATGATTAACTATGCCAATGAAACTTTTGCTTATGCCGACACACCTGATGATGATGATTTTGAGGATGATACAGATTATGATCCAAATTGGTACAAAAACCAATGAGTATAAATGAGTTAACAGCCATTATTGGTTGTTCATTGACTATAATAGTTTTGATGATTCGCCTAATAGCGATGCAAACTAAAATCAAACAAACATTATTCCCTAATGGTGGATCATCACTAGCTGACAAAATAAATGATATGAAGATTGAAATGACAAAATTACAGACAAAGACTGATATGATTTGGAGTGACGTAATCGACCTCAAGAAAAAGAGGTAAGTATTAAACGCTACTTAGTATTACCAGATTTACAAATCCCTTTTCACCATAAACGCAATGTTGATCGTGTATTAGATTACATTTGGGAATCAAAGATTGATGGCATATTTTGCGTAGGGGATGAAATAGACGTTGCTGAACTTGGTGCTTTTAACAAGGGAACACGCAAAGAATTTGAGGGAACACTCCAAAAGAATTTTAATCTCACTCATTCCATTCTTGCTCAGTTTAGGGAAGCTCTGGGTTCAAAGAAGAAGCCTTTTGTTCTTCAACGTTCTAATCACTCTCAAAGGATTGAAAAGTACATTTACAAGAATGCTCCAGCATTTGAATCAGTAACAGCTCTTAGGATTGAAAACCTATTGGGATTGAACAAGTTAGGAATAACTTACAACCGACAGATGGACTTTATTGCTCCTGGCGTAATCATGGGTCATGGCGATGAAGGACGAATGTAT